CTTTTTCATAATAATCTCCCTTAACTCCACCAAATCAGGTGGAGTTTTTTTGCTTTATTTCAAGCTTTTCGGGAGTTTCCAAAACATCGTTTTCCGATAAATTTCGGTAGTTTTTGGAATTTGGTCGGGGAATTGGCGGGGACTTTTTTAGCGGATGTGACTCAAGAATAGGTCTGTTGTTGCTTCAGCGAGTTCGTCCTCAACTTGGTTATAACGATCCGTCATATAGATTTTTGTATGGCCTAGCGCCTGGCTCAATTGTTCAAGCGGAACTCCTGCAATAATGCTTTGAGTCGTGAAGAAGTGGCGCATCATGTGAGGTGTTACATGCAACCCTGTTGCTTCATTCACTAGATTGAAGTTTCTATTTAGCTGGTTTGGATTGATGAGACCACCTTTTTCGTTAAGGGTGATATAATCTTTTTGTTGCTCCTTGATAATCCCTAACTTTCGTTTAATCTTAGAGGCTTCAGCTATCAGATAATAGATAAGGTCTGTTCCGACATCATCAAGGCAGACGTATCGCTCCGAATCTTTCGTTTTAAGCCCTCCTTTCCCTTTCAAGGTCTGGTTGCTTCGGCTATCTCTAAGATGAAGTATAGCCCGTCCACTGTCGTTCTGAGCGACATCCATAGGGCGCAATCCAAAGACTTCTCCTCTTCTCAATCCAAAAATGGTCAGATAGGTCAGAGCGTAGAATTGTTTTGGCATGATTTCCTTTGCCTTTGCTATCCAAGTCTTGAACTCTTTGAGAGTCACTTTCTTGTTAGCTGCAGGAATATCACTCTGGCCGATGAAAACACCTTTCAAGCGATTTGAGAGCAGATTCCCATTTTTCACGGCATCATTCAGCAACGCCATAAAACTGGAATTGAGTGTTTGAACAGTGTATCTGGTATGATTCTGCAACTTTTCAGCGATAAAGAGTTCATACTCATTTCTATCCAAATTTTTAAGTAGGGTAGAACCAAACTTTGTCTTGATATGGTTCTTATAAAGATTGTCATTGAGGTAGTAGGAAGTGTCATTCCAGCGCCCTGTTGACAATCTCTTTTCAGAATAAATATCCCAATACTGATCAAGAGTTAGATTCGTATTGATACCTAATTCTAGGTCTTGGATTTGTTGCTCAAGCTCTACCAAGGCTGCACGAGCTTGAGGGAGAGTTGTGAAACCACTTTTACTTTTTTCTCTTTTTTTGCCTCGGAAGAAAAAAGAACGTCTGACATAGTAACGCTTTCCTTTAGCAGTCTCATAGTAATAGATATTTGGGTATTTTGTTTTATTATATTTCATTGTATTCTCCTTGTTTATCGGCTTCTGGACAAGGTCTAAACATTGAGAATATTGACATCACCCCTTTCATGGTGTAAAATAGGGTATATAAAAGAGGCCTTTTTAATGGCTGATTTTTTATAAGGGTGAGCTTCACAATCAAACTTTGGCGAGGGCGATTGTGGGGCTTTTTTTGTTATTTTTTAAATTCTTTCAATAAAGAGATGATTTCTTCATTCTGTTTAATAATAATTTGGTTTTGTTGTATTTGAACCTTTTCAAATGCTCCAGGGCCATTTGCGTTTGCTAAAGCTATAGCTTTACTATTTAACACATTTCCAATATAAGCAGCTTGCTCAGGATATTTTTCATAAATATGAACCATATCATTTTCTTCAAAATATGGGAGAGCATCTTCATAATATTTTTGTTTTTGAGAGTCTTTTTTTGAAACTTTATCTTTTCCACCAAACAATGCCATAAGTAGTTCCTTTCTTTTGCTGCTTCAGCAGTTCATAAACATATTTAACCAATTAAAGTCTGATATTCCTCTTTTACCATGATTTCATTCGTCATAGTTTTTAGATCATAGTAGGACATGAATTTGAGGTAATCAAACTCTTTGGGGTCGTCTAAGCTTTCTAGTGCGTCTTTTACGAGATGATGGATCATATTCCTATCAGCTTCGTTTTCACAGCGCAGGCGAGCGTTCTGGTACTCTGAGCGTGTATGGTCCTTGTGTCCTAGTTCATGAAGTAGGACCTTAACCCTCTCTTTTTTACTAAGTTTACTCGACAAGAAAGCTGTATTGGTTTCTTTTTCGTAAAATCCAAGTTCATCAGGCATCAAATCTCCATCAAAATCGAAAATACGAATCTGAAAATGACTTATAATTTCTTTTTCGGTCACTAAGCAGTACCTCTAATCACCAGCTTCTTTGAGATAACCTTCAATGATAGACTGGATGATTTTCTTCTTTTCATCTGTTAATTCTCGGCCACCGAACATCATGACATTAGATGCCATTTCTTCAACATTTAGTGCCTTCCCTTGCCAACTATACTCTTTTGAATCACCAGCAATAGTAGGATTATCCGTGCGACCAAGTAAATAATCTGTGGACACGTTGAAGTAGTCAGCAATTTCTTGAAGACGTTCAGCATTTGGTTTTTTGTTTTTCATACTATAGATTGTATTTCTACTATATCCTAATGTTTCTTCAAGAGAATTTATAGAAATTCCACGATTTTGGCAAAGTTCTTTTATTTTTTCGAACAAAGAAAACATTGATTTATCAACCTTTCTAAGGCATGACAAAAAATATTTAAACTTTTGATTGCAAATCTATTGACAAAACACAATCTATAGTTTAGAATATTATTTGTAAGCTAAAGAGTTAGCGAATAAGACAACTAAAAAATAAAGCCTAATGAAACTGATTGGCGTCCGTTTTCTAGGTAGAACCTTACTTTTAGTAGGTCTTTTCTCTATGATTAAATTCTAAACTATAGATTGTTTTTTGTCAAGAAATTCGCTAACTTTTTAGATAATTTTTTAAAAAGAAAGGAGAGAGGGAATGGCAAAGCTAAGTATCTCTCTAAGAAGTACGTCTGTAGATGAAGCTATTGAAAAAATAGCTCGCATTAAAGAAGCACATCCAGAAGATGTGCTCAAAATAGATGTTACGATTCTGGATGATTATCTTTTGAATTCGTAACAATTTCATAGAATCGCTTGTAGAACTGTTCAATGGTTTCCTCTGTTAATACAGATTGTCGAACACTTTGTGCAACTCTAATATTAAAGTGTTCGACGGTAATCTTTGTAAGTTCTAAAGCGATTTCTTTGTCAGACAGTGTCATTAGATCACCCCCTTTCTGCTTTTATTATAGCAGAAAGATAGAAAGAAAAAATAGAAAGGAGAGGAAGATGAGCAACCTATCAAAAAAAATACTACCAATTCAAAATTTAGAAATTAAGATAGATAGCGACTCTAGTATTCCACGAGTTATTTTGAACGGGATTGATTTTCAAGCAGAAGATATTGGTCTTCAAGGTATCAAGATAATTTGGGAAACAAAGAAAGATGAAGTGCCAGAGACACTTATTCAGGTTGATTATATAAATAACCGTGAAGCGCCTCATATAGTATCTGTCAAACAGTCGTTTAAAAATACTTTACTTAAATAGCTCTGGGTTTGTTACAAGATTGGTAATGATTTGTGAGGCGGTTTGAGATAGAAAGTTTAGAGAAAACATACCTACTTTTTCAGCGACACTCTTGGTTTCTCTCCAAACTTTAGGACTCCTCACTGAATCAAGAAACTGATGCCCTTTGTAAGTCATGCCATGAACAAAAGCAATATACAAAGAATTTGAACCGTCAAAGGTGGAGACCAATTTATAAAACCAGCTTCTGATAGTATCTTACAGTGATAAACAATAGTATTTGTCTCATACTTGTTAGCTCTGTTAAATTTCGAGTTATTAGAGAAAATAAACGGTTCTGGATATTGATGTAATTCTTCAATATCTAGCAAAATATCTCTTACTAATTCTGGCTCAAATTTCATGTTACACCTCAGAGTTTTATTTACATTATATCAAAAATAGAAAGGAAAAATATGAGTAAAGAACTAAAGATAATCAAGGCTAAAATCAAAACTCGTTTGATTGAGCTGGATATGACCCAAGCTGAATTGGCAAAACAAGTATTTGTAGCTCCATCAGTCATTTCAGAACTGCTGAAGTATGGCAAAGGAAGTGATTATGTGAAAGAAAAAGTCACAGATGTTTTAGGGATTGAGAATCCTTGGAGAAATCACTGAGAGATCCATATATGCAAGCGAAAATAATACTGAATTGGCAAAAGAAAAATCACCAACTTAGTCAGATGATGATCGACAGTCTTGAGGGACTGGACGTTTGGGAAACTATTTTAACACTGGGAAAAGTAAGGAAAGGAATGTTATGAACAACGCAGCGCAAAAAGTAACACGGATTGATAAAGATGCCTGGGATATTGCTACAGAGCTGGCGAACGAGTACGGAGTATCCATTTGTCATATCATCAGTGAGAGCGTCCGCTACTGTGCAGAGAATGCCGAATTTAAGGAGATGGACGTTGTCGTTAAACGGTTGGTAGTCGGCAGTAAGGTAATGGAGTAGGAGGTTTGAGATGGACGTAAAGAAACAAAACAATGATCTCATCAAAGAAATCATTGAGAAACATTTTGAAAATATGGTTGACGATGTTTTGGCACATACAGAAACCTATTATGAAGCTTTAGAAACTATTGCTTCCATCAAGGGATGGAATATTCCACACATGATTCACCTAGTTGATTGTTTGGGGAAAGCTATCAGAAAACGTGCTATGCAACAAAAAACACCTAATCATAAAAATTAGGTGCTGAAGGAGAGGAATATGAACGAAATTTTTAACTTTCACGGACAAGAAGTCCGTACTTTGACAATTGATGACGAGCCGTGGTTCGTTGGGAAAGATGTTACTGACATCCTAGGATATAGCAAGGCTAGAAATGCGATTTCTCTTCATGTTGATGAAGAGGACGCCCTAAAACAGGGCATCCCTACTAGTGGCGGAATACAAGATATGTTGATCATCAACGAATCTGGGCTCTACTCTCTCATTCTTTCAAGTAAGCTTCCTCAAGCCAGAGAGTTTAAGCGTTGGGTGACATCAGAGGTCTTGCCAGCTATTCGCAAGCAGGGTGGATTCATTCGTGAGGACTTGGACGAGGATGCCTTTATCGCTCTGTTTACTGGCCAGAAAAAATTGCGTGAGCAACAGGCGACCATGCTGGAAGACATTGACTATCTCAAGAGTGAGCAACCGATTCATCCAAGCTATGCTCAGTCACTCCTGAAGAAGCGTAAGGCTCGAGTTGTGGCTTGCTTAGGTGGTATTGATAGTCCAGCTTATGCTGACAAAATCTTTGCTCAATCAGTATTCAGACAAGCTGAGATTGATTTCAAGGACCACTTCAATATCAGTCGCTATGACTTGCTACCGAAAAAATTTGCAGAAGCAGCATTGAAATATTGGATGACTTGGGAACCAAGCACTAATACTAAGATGAAAATCATGAAATTGAACTCATTTGACGAGGTGTAGGAAGGGGAAGAAGATGGACAATGTTCTACTTTCGCTATCTGAATGGATCAAATCCATTATCAAGGACACAATCACAAGATTGGTTGAGATAGAAAAAGATAGTGACCACTATCCAGAGCTGATGGATGTGAGCACTACCTGTGATTTTCTAGGTATTAACTATGACACGTTTTCAAACAATTATCGTTACATGAATGGTTTTCCGAAGGAACTCCCTGGTAAGAAATGGTCAAAAAGAGCCATCAAAGAATGGCTCTCAAATCAACTATAATAACTTTACTAAAAGGCTTCTGGACAAGGTCTTAGCAAAATTATTTGACTATATTATAGCACAAAAGAGGATAAAAAACATGAACAATTTACAAATTATCGCAGTATGCACATTGGTGTCAGTAGTCTTGATTGAATCGCTGATTATGAATATCAAGCTGAAAATAGCCATGAGACCGAAGAAGATTCAATTTCAAGTGCCACAAGTTGAGAAAGGCTTTATCGACTTTAAAACAGGGCGACGTGTGGATATTGATCCCGTGACACGAAAAGAAACATTTGTGGATTAAAACGGAGGGGAGTAATGTCTGAAATCAAATGGATTAAGATTACGACTGACATTTTTGACGATGAAAAAATACGTCTTATTGATGCACTACCAGATCATGATGCCATTTTAGTTATATGGTTTAAAATCCTAGCTCTCGCTGGTAAACATAATCGCAACGGACTTTTGATGATGTCAGATAAAGTTCATTATACTGATGAGATGCTTGCTACAATTTTTCAAAGGCCTCTCAACACCGTTAGAATGGCTTTAGGGGTATTTGAACAGTTTGGAATGATAGAAATCATCGATGGTGTTATTACTTTGCCAAATTGGGAAAAGCACCAAAATATAGATGGCATGGAAAAAATCAAGGAACAGACACGCAACCGTGTAGCAAGGCACCGTGAGAAACAGAAAAAACTCGCTCGTGGTAACGTTACATGTAACGTTACAGTAACGGGCAGTAACGCACTAGAAGAAGAAGGAGATAAGAATAAGACTAGATTAGATAAAGATGAGAATATAACTACTACTAGTAGTGAGAATATCTTAGAACTTTTTCAGTCTGAGTTTCGTAGATTACTATCGGGTTTTGAAATCGAAGAAATCAATCATCTGCTGAATGAAAATGATGCTGAGCTAGTAAAGGAAGCATTGAAAACAGCTATTAATTTAGGCAAACCAAACATCAAATATATTGGTGGCATTTTAAGAAATTGGCAGTTGAACCAGGTTACGACAGTTGAACAAGTTCGACAATTGGAAAAGCAACACAAGGAGAAAAAATCAAGGCAGGAGGTAAATGACGAATGGGGATTTTAGAACTTATCGAGCAATTTGAAGATGACTTTTATCCGATCAGCGACGAAAAGAAATCACTGCTTGTAAAACAACCTCTTTCTACTGTCACTGCTTGCTTGTCAGATATGGCCAGTTGGCAGGCTTGTGGAGGTAAGGTATCATGGTAACTAATGCACTGGAAGAAACAGCTTTATCTTATCTCAGGAATACTGAACAGCAGGATGAAATTTGTGATAGGCACGGAATTCCTCTTATTAAAATCCTACGGACAAATGATGTACTCTGTCGCTTATGTGAATCGGAACGGATCCACGCAGAGAATCAATTAAAGGTTAATGAGCTGGCTGATGCGGAGCATGAGAGAGAGCGGAAGTTTTATCTTGAGAAATTTTCTCTCTATGATGATGTCCTGAAAAATGCCACTCTTGACAACTTCGACACACCGACTGAAAAAGAGGCGCAAAAGCTAGCTTTTGCAAAGAGGATTTGTCGGGAGTGGTCCGAGGGTGACAGAAATAATGTTGTTTTTCAGGGAGAAGCTGGAACAGGTAAAAGCCATCTTGCTTTTGCTATGATGAAATATTTATCAGAGACTACAAAGGAAATTGCCATCTTTATCAATGTCACGGACTTGCTGATGAAGATTAAAGCTGATTTTAGTCAAGAGGAGTTTCTGGTCAACAAGATTGCTAGCGCAAAGTTTTTGGTTTTGGATGATCTCGGTATGGAGAAGGACAGTGAGTGGTCCTTCAGTATCCTTTACAACATTCTCAACAAAAGAGCCAATACGGTTATCACGACTAATCTGACTGCACAAGAAATTCAGAAACGCTACGGTCGGCCGTTTATGAGTCGATTGATGAAGGGCGTAGACAATGATCATCTGATGGTATTTAATGACTTAAAAAATAAAAGGAAAGATTATTTTTAGAGAGGTGGGACACCTTGTTATTAAATCTCTATTTCGTCTACAATGGACACTGCAAGTTTTTTCTTGGAAGTTTTAACAATGTGGATGAACTTATCGAACGGATGAAAGACCATCAATGGGCTTTCTCAGGTATTACCAGACCAAAATTCAAGAAACACATCGGAAAAGACGATGTACGTTTTGATTATGGTGCGATAGATTGCTACTATTTAGCGACTAAATCAACGTGCCGCGAACCACGTTAAAAGCGAGCTAGAATATGCGTCAGACTTGGACGAATGGCGTATAAAGAATTTGCTAGCTCTTGTGTCTTTGAGCCATGAGGGGCAAGAGCTGGATTTTTAAAAAAAGAAATCAAAGCAGATGAA